GCTGTAGAAGCTGTAGAAGCTGTGGCAGAAACAGCCGAAGCAGAACCAGCAGTTGATGGCGGCTCACAAAAGGCCCAAGATATACTTGCAATGATTCGTTCACGCCAAGCATAAGTCAATGTTGTGTGGGTGTAATAGCCCACACAATTCTTTCGTTTGAAAGAAAATGAATTAAAGGAGAATATAATGGGAAAACCATTCGACGTAAGTCGTTTTAGAAAAAGTGTAACAAAGTCAATTGATGGATTATCAGTAGGATTTCACGACCCAAAAGATTGGATCTCAACGGGTAACTTCGCTCTGAATTATTTAATTTCAGGCTCGTTTGAGAAAGGCGTTCCACTTGGTAAGGTAACAATTTTTGCAGGAGAATCCGGAGCAGGTAAGAGTTACTTTGCATCCGGTAATATTGTTAAACATGCACAAGAGCAAGGAATCTATGTTGTCTTAATTGACAGTGAGAACGCACTTGATGAAACATGGCTGCAAGCACTAGGTGTTGACACTGATGAGAGCAAATTGCTTAAACTATCGATGTCAATGATTGATGATGTAGCTAAAGCAATTAGCACGTTTATGAAAGACTACAAAGCAATGGACGAAGAAGATCGTCCTAAAGTATTATTCGTAATTGACTCGTTGGGTATGTTACTTACTCCAACGGATGTTAAGCAGTTTGAAGCTGGTGATATGAAAGGTGACTTAGGTCGTAAGCCAAAAGCCCTTACAGCACTTGTTCGAAACACTGTGAACATGTTCGGCGCCTACAATGTAGGAATGGTGTGTACGAATCACACGTACGAAAGCCAAGACATGTTCAATCCAGATGAAGTTATAAGCGGTGGACGCGGATTTATATTCGCATCATCAATTGTAATTGCAATGAAGAAGATGAAACTAAAAGAAGATGAAGCCGGTAACAAGACAACCGCAGTACACGGCATCCGTGCAGGTTGTAAGGTAATGAAAACTCGTTACGCTAAACCGTTTGAAAACATCCAAGTTAAGATTCCTTATAAAACGGGAATGAACCCTTACAGTGGTTTATTTGACTTAGCTGAGCAAAAGGAGTTAGTTAAGAAAGAAGGCAACAGCTATCTATATACATGTGGTGATGGCACTGTCATTAAGAAGTTCCGCAAGAAATGGGAAAAGAATGATGAAGGTTGCTTAGACAAGTTAATGAAAGACATGGCTATGTCAGATTTAGCTGAACTTGCAGAAGTTGATGTACCAGAAGTTAACAAGTATGATGACCCGGCCAACCTCTCAGACGAGGATATGGATGCAGTCGTTGCACAGATGGAAGCATCAATGGAAACAGAAGAGAAGTAAGATTTAAGTAGACGGAGCGCAGAGGCACAGCGACTCGCCTAGAAGGCAGGTATCGTAGGTTCGAATCCTACCCGTCTATTTTTACAAGAGTCTCCAATCGAGATATATAATAATAATAATAACAGGAGAAAAACTTGGAACACGATATAGAACTACTATTACAAATATGGAAAGAGCTGCGACAGCACATTCTTAGTGGTGACCGCACAGAAGCAGCTGAAGATTTTATTCACACAATTATTGAGCACGGAGTTGATCCGAACGAAGTTATGGCATTTGCACTCGATGCAGATCTCAATTCAGTACTACGCGACCACGCAGACGAAGAACACTTTGTTGACGATGAGAATGATTTTGAAGATGAAGACGAAGAAGCAGAAAATATCGGCTGGGGCTAATAATGGTACGGTATAATCAAGTTGTGATGAACATGGCATTATTGCCTAATTTCATCACGTACTATGAAAAAGAGTTAACAGAAGCTCGACACGATGTTGTGATTCACGGCAGCGTGGAAAAGCAACTTCGCGATCTGCCTGGTATTACTGAGCACAGATTTAACCAGCTACAGGAAGTTGAAGCCTTACTTAATTATTTAAATGTTACACTTAGAAAAACCCGTCACAAACATTACAAGCGATTTCTCGAGCATTATGGCAAAGCACTAACCAGTCGCGATGCCCAAATTTATGCAGATGCTGAAGATGACGTGATAGATGAAGAAGTCCTTATAAACGAAGTGGCGCTAGTACGCAACAGATTCCTTGGCATTCTTAAGGCTATCGAAGCCAAAAACTTCCAATTGGGGCACATAGTTCGACTTCATACTGCGGGCCTTGAGAATATTGCAATATAAATAATTAAGTGAACTGCTGGTATAGATAAATAATGTTATGAAACATTTTATCTATAAAGTTGTCAGTTCATCAGGAAAATATTATATTGGTAGACATTCAACAGATGATATTAACGACGGATATGTCGGGTCTGGAAAATGGGTCCGATCGCTTAAACATAAATCGGAGCTCGTGCGAGAAATACTAGAGTATTCGCCTGATTTAACTTCATTGGTAGAATTAGAAAGAAAGTACATCGCCGAGCACATTAATAACTCAGATAATATGAATTTTAATAATGAACCGGTTGGATTTGCATCTGGAGATTATCACTATATGAAAGATCCAGCAAATGTTAAGCGCATCACAAGTAAACGAATCGCAAACGGCAATCATAAGCATACAGAAAAAACAAAGGAACATCTTAGTAAAGTACGAACCGGATACAAAACTGGTAAGCCGGCGTGGAATACCGGCTTAACAAAAGAGACAAATGCTACTCTAAGAACGATGGCATCTAAGATATCAGCAACAGTATCGACACAAATGGACAATCTAACATCCGCAGAACGCAAAGAAAAATTTGGCAACACCGGTTCAGCAAATGGGTTTTACAATAAGCACCACTCTACTAAAACTAAGCAATATTTAAGCGAATGCCGTAAACGTGAGAAGTGGACTTGCGAGCATTGTGGCAAACAAGGTGGCGGTAACGCCAACTACAGTAGATGGCACGGTGTTAACTGTCGTAAGAAAGCAGGCCTGGAAGATATTGCCGTTTAATCAACGACTTACGCACCCTATAAATCAATAACTTACAATTATTTTACTATTCCTAGTAAATTCAATAACTTACCACTAAAATGAGTTTAAATAAAGGTAGACCTTTTGGGTATACTGTCATATAATAGTTATAACAGTTAGGCAAAGACCTAACTACCTTAAAACTAGAACTTAACAGGAGTTCAAGCAATGCAAGAAGTAACTATTTTAGAAGGCACTTACCGTGGTACAGAAGTACATAACCAAACATTTGAATTAGTTAGCGCGCCAAAAAATGGTGCCCGTGGTTGGTTTGTTACAGTTCGTCCAAACACCGATGTTGGTGGCGACAAAGACAAAATCCGTGTACAGATTCCAAGTGAGGAATGTGTTCTAGCACCAAACGGTGCAATGCAAAAGAATGAATTATCAGTTGCTGTTAAAACAGTAGTTGAAGAAACAGATGAAGAGGTTATGGCACGTATTGCGGACCGTTTTGAAATCCTTGAAGAAATGACAGCAGCGTCTATTGAAGGCAAAGTACGTGGTATGATTGTTGTAGGTCCTCCAGGCGTAGGCAAAAGCTACGGTGTTATACGCCAGCTTGAAAAAGCACACCTATTTGACCAAGTTGCTAACCGCGCTCCACGATACGACATCGTAAAAGGCGGCATGTCAGCAATTGGTCTTTACATTAAACTGTATGACAACCGCGAAGCAAATCAAGTTATCGTTTTTGATGATTGTGATTCAATTTTAATGGAAGACTTGACCTTGAACTTGCTGAAAGCGGCACTTGACAGCGGCAAGAAGCGTAAAATTTGTTGGAACGTTGATTCAAACGCACTTCGCGCAAACGACATTCCAGATAGCTTTGACTTTAACGGTAGTGTTATCTTTATTACTAACATCAATTTCGAAAACATTCGTTCTAAGAAGTTGCAAGATCATTTAGCAGCACTGCAATCACGCTGTCATTACTTGGATTTGACTATGAACACAATGCGAGACCGTGTGTTACGTATACGTCAAATTCATAAAACTGGTGAGCTGTTTGCACATTACTACTTTAAGAACGACGAAGGCGATGCAATTGTTGAATACATGATTGAAAACAAGGATCGGTTACGTGAAGTATCGCTACGTATGGCAGTGAAGATTGCAGACTTGTTGAAAGTTACTGAAAACTGGAAACGTTTAGCTGAAATGACTGTTATGAAAGGTAGTTACTAATATAATTTTGAGATATTGGCTGTTTAAGAAACACATATCGAACTCCTGTAAAACAGCCAATTTACTCTAAAGCCCCGAAAGGGGCTTTATTTTGTCTTAAAACTATGTTATACTTAATGCATGAGAGACATGATGACAATTTATAAAATCCGAATGAAAGGTACAAAATCGTATAGTCGCGGACGTGTTGAATCCAAGTGGGACAAAACGTACGGTGTAAATTGGAAAACAATCGGCAAAGAATGGGCAACAGAACAAGCACTAAAGAAGCATTTGCTAACCTGCATTCAGAAAGGTGTTGATATGACTGACTGGGAAATAATGGAATTTACACAGCAACCATCAAAAACACTTAATGATTGGTGCGATGCCAAAATGACATTTGCAATGTTAAAACATGTCTAACGACTTTATTTTGTCTTAAAAATATGCTATACTTAACACATGAATTATTGATGGATACGGAACTATAATGAAAGACACAATACTTGACGGCCCAATTACTATAACCAAAGATAGAAATTCCCTTCACTCGCAGTTAATGTCGAAGCTACGACTGAATCGGTACGACATGAAGTTTATGGTTAACATTGCTGAGAAATATCTGTCTCGAGACCAGCCGCTTAGCCCTGGCCAAAATGAACTGTACGAAAAGATTGTTCACAAGTACCGTAAGCAACTCCGGAAACGCAAGCTGAATTACAAAGAAGTAATTGCACTGCCGTGGAAAAATGATATTGTTTCAATTGAAGTGCTCAATCGAAAAACGTACTTCCGTTTAACGGATAATAATATGGAGTTATATTTTAATTTTAATAAAAAACAAATTGAAGAAGTACGGTCAATAGTTCATGATGACGTAGGCAATCATTTAAATATTGGCCGCCCAACAAACTTTGGCAATGGTCAAAAGTACGATTTTAATTGGAACAATGCCTCTAAGACTTGGTCAGGCCCGTATAATACCTATTTGTTCGCACAATTATATAAGTTTGCAGTATCAGCCAATGTGAAAATTGAAAGTTCGGTCACTGACTTAGTTGATGAGATGTCCAGATGGGGAACAAAAGAACACTGGACCCCGAGTATGCATATTGTAAACGACCGAGTATACATAAACATGATTGCTGAGACAATGCTGGATAAATTAGCAGACATTGACATGGCTGATACATCTGTTAGAAACATCGAAGAGATTGCAAAGCTGGGTATTGCACCACCAGATGAATATGCTAGCATTGTTGAATACCTTAGTAGCGCAGCATCAGTAACCCATCTCATATCAACGGTTGATGATGTTGCAGTACTAAAAGATTACATCGATACATGCAACCGGAAGACATTATTTCATATCGGTGAGTTAGATTCTTCAGGCTTTCAAAAAGCAATGCCAGATGTAATTGACGCATTGCGTGATTGTGATACATGGGGAACGGAATCCAGCCGCACCGAACCCGTATCATATTCAGACAGTTTCATTAAACCACTGTCAGATGAGAATGAGCCCAAAGAATTTGACAAATTAAGTAATATCGGTTATAATACACTTGTAACAACTACACCCATCACCAGTCTGATTAGTTCACAATCTAAGATTGGTATGTTTGCTCTGAATGCAGACAAAGTGATATATATACACCTTAAAGAGCCCAAGTGACAACAGCAACTATACTAATACGCGATGAAGTAAATTGTAAGATACAGAACTTAGATTTAAGTACAAGACAAAAACTAGTTAAACAGTTTAAGATTGAAGTACCACACGCCCGACATCTCCCGTCTGTAAAATTAGGAAGATGGGATGGAAAAATTGCATTTTTCGCCCTGGGCGGCGGTACGTACATAAACATGCTTGAGGAGATTCTTCCTATTTTAATAAAGGAAGGGTACGACATACAGCTTGACGACAGACGCAATTACAGCTCACACTTTGAATTCCCCACCGTAGACAAAGATACATTCAAGCACATTAAATGGCCAGAAGGACATCGCTTTGAAGGCGAGTCTATTGTACTAAACGATCACCAAGTCGACGCTATAAACGACTACCTCCGAAACCCGCAGTGTATGCAAGAGATTGCCACTGGCGCAGGTAAGACAATTATTACAGCCGCCCTTAGCTTATTTGCAGAGCCTTACGGTAGAAGTATTGTTATCGTACCAAACAAATCACTAGTGACACAAACAGAAGAAGACTACGTGAACATGGGGCTTGATGTTGGTGTGTACTACGGCAACAGAAAAGAGTGGAACAAAACGCACACGATTTGCACATGGCAAAGCCTTAACCAGTTATTCAAAGATTCAAAGAATGGCAAAGCAACTCTAACCTTTGACGACTTCATTGATGGTGTGCAATGTGTTATCATTGACGAAGTGCATAGTGCCAAAGCTGACGCACTGAAAGCAATGCTGTCAGGACCAATGGCCCACATACCACTACGCTGGGGACTGACAGGTACAGTACCAAAAGAAAAGTTCGAACGCCAGACAATTGAATGTACAATAGGGAAGGTTATCGGGCAGGTATCAGCAGCAGAACTACAGAAGAAAGGGTTACTTGCTAATTGCCACGTACACATTCAGCAGCTACAAGACAACAGAGACCTCGGTAACTACCAATCAGAATTAAAGTACTTGCTAAGCGACCCTGACAGGCTGGACCACATTGCCGAAATGATTGGTAACATGGCGCTGACTGGCAACACGCTAGTACTCGTAGACAGGGTTAGTGCAGCACAAGAATTAGCCCTACGACTACCACCGGACCGTGTCACGGTAGTGACCGGCAAGGTAAAAGTAACAAAACGCAAAGAAGAATACGATGAGATTGCAGATGTCGATGACAAGATAATTGTTGCTACGTACGGCGTAGCCGCAGTAGGACTAAACATACCACGCATATTTAATCTCGTACTAATTGAACCAGGCAAGTCCTTTGTACGTGTAATACAGAGTATTGGACGAAGCCTACGTGTCGCGAATGACAAAGACTACGCAGACATATACGACATAACGAGCAATTGTAAATTTGCTAAGAGACACCTTACAAAACGTAAACAGTTTTA